ATGCCCTACCCACCGCGCAAATTAACACACAACGGCGAGACACTCACCCTGATGGAGTGGGCCGCGAGAACCGGGATTAATGCGGACACGATCCGCAGCCGGATCAATCACCAAGGATACGACGTGTCGCGGGCACTCACGACACCCGTGGCGTCGAAGTATTCGCCAAGGAACAAGCCACCCATACCACCGCCACGTGCGTGTCCCAAAATGCTCCGGCACAAAGCCAAAGGCGTCGCGTACTCCAAGTGGCGAGTGGGCGGCGAGACGCGCTACGCTTACTACGGCCCGTGGGGTTCGCAGGAGGCCGCCGAAGCGTACCAGCGGTTTCAAATTGAGTGGGCCGCGGAAGGCGCGAAGCTCGCGCGGGCGAACAAATCGTTCGTTCAGGTCTGCGAACTGGTGGAAGTGTATCTAGAGCACGTGACGCGGTATTACGTGAAAGACACGGAACCCACATCGGAACAGCAGGCCCAGCGCAGCGCGATGCGGGTGCTGCTGGAACTGCACAAGGATCTCCCAATTAACGATTTTAAGCCCCGCCACCTCAAGGCGTGCCAGCAAGCAATGGTGGCGAAGGGCTGGATGCGGGGCACGGTTAATAGTCGAGTGCGGCGCATCATCCGTTGTTTCTCGTGGGGAGTGTCTGAAGAGCTGGTTCCCGTAGCACTTGCCGATGCGCTAGAGCACGTGCCGAATCTCCAAGCGGGCCGCACGACGGCACCAGATCCTGACCCAGTTACAAGCGTGTCAGAGCGGGTAATCGTAGCCACATTGCCCCACCTCGACGCCGATCCGGAACGAGCAGCCATCCTGACCGCAATGATTCGCTTCCAGGAGGCTTCAGGATGTCGCCCTGGTGAACTGTGTGCAATGACTGCGGATGCGATCGATACCAACGAAACCGAATGGGCGTACCGCGTGCGAGACAAGAACACACACCGGCAGTGGAGACGCAAGCCTCTGACCAGATGGTTCGGGCCAAGAGCACAAGAAATCCTGCGCCCGTTCCTCGCCAACCCAGGGCCGGGCGGCCGCATCTGGTGCTTTCCGCCACGATTTCCGAACGGGCCAAAAGCCAAGCGCGTGCCCATTTCGTCCGAGCGGTATGCGGAAAAAGTGCGCATGGCGTGCAAGTTGGCTGGGGTCGAATTCTGGCACCCGCACCAGCTCCGACACAACCGCGCGACGGCCGTGCAGCGGATCTACGAGAGTGATGATGCGGCGGCGGTCGCGATCGGCGACACACCAGAGGTGACCAGGGCCATTTACATTGACCCGAATCACGCGATCGCCCGGCGGATCGCCCGCGCAACCGGATGATCCCGCACATCCTCACGGAATCTTCACTGCGCGACGGATAACCGGACCAACCGACATACGCGACACATATTCACACAGGCGAGAGTGGGCGGACCTGCCCATTGACTCGCCTGGTGCCATTGTGACTCCGAACGATCCGTCTCCAATTTGGAACGCTGCCACTCAATTTGCCCGCGAAACCGATCGGCCCACACCGCTCGCTATCCTCATCCTGAACCCGGACGGTTCGTGGGAGGAGATTGGCGCGGATGGACGATTTTGCCGCGTCTGGCAGAGTACACCCGGAGAGTTTCCGGCCGCAACAGGGTGGAGTTTTCGCGCTGGTCTAGTCGCGTTCAACGGGCGAGAGTTCCGCATTGGCGGATTGAAGTACAAGCTGCTCCGTGCGCTCGCGGATGGCCGTGGGCAACCAGTTGCGGACCGCGTGCTAAAAGCTCGCGTGTGGGCTGACGACAACGTCGAGGATAACCGGCTTAAGGATGTGGCTTTTGGGCTCCGCGCTGTCTTGCGTGCGGAACTGGGGCTTAGCGAAGATGTTGACCCAGTCGAGCGACTTGAGGGTGGGTACAGGCTCGCACAATCATGAATTGCTTTTCTCTTCAGCCTTCGGCGGCCACATACCTTCCGCCTTAAGCAACTCGCGACATGCGCGGTTAACTAACTCCGCGACATCAGCCTCATCCCGATCCGCCAGTTTCTGAAGCTGGCGGAAGGTATGCGGCCTCACGAGAACCCGACGGTTCTGCTTCGCTGTTTCAGATCCTTCTTCTTCATTCGCCATGTCCGCGATTGTCTGCGCAACTCAAAACGATTTCAACGCCTAGAGCGATAGTGTCGCCACCCCACCGGCACCAAGTGCAATCTTGGTGTACACTCGGTGGATACTTTCTACCGATACGTCATTATATCAACATCCAACACAAGCCACGCTTAGCTAACCGAGGACAGAATTTCGGATCAGACCAGTTTCAGACTCATTTCGCAACGGTTTTACAACCTGCGAAGATTATGATTTATTATGTACGGCCGAACAGTAAGGAGTTAGCACGATGGATCCGATCACCAAAATCAGCGAACCGGGCATCGGGTTACCCGAGAATCTCGTCCCTCCGACGGACGAGAACCGTGATTACCTGATCCCGGCCGAGATCGCAACTGCGTGCCGCACGGACCACATGACGGTACTGCGGTGGCTGAACATGGGCATAACGGCCCGTGACGCAAACGGGCGCCGCACTCGGGTGCGTCTTGAGGGTGTCAAGATCGGCGGGCGATGGAAAATCCCCGTCGCGAAGTTCGAGGCGTTTGTTCGCGCGACCAGCGGAATGGCTTTCCCCACGGCCGAAAAGGAGCCGCGCGAGAGCGAAGCTCAACGTAAGGTTCGAGTTGCTAAGTGCCTCGAACGGCTTGCCGCACAAGGGATGCTTTCCTGAGCCATCCCACACCCCACCCTCAACCACACCAAGAGAAAAGCCATGCCCCGTCGCAAGCCGAAACCCCTGCCCGCGACCGGTAGCGACCGCGCGCTCGTCGCGGAGATGTGCGCCCGCCCGACGGTGCTGCGCCTGCTCATGCTGTGGGGATCCTACCGCGACGGGTTCGGTCAGGACGCCGTGGCGCGGGGACTGGGTCAGCTCGACCCGCCGGTGATGGTCAAGGCAGATGAGGTGCCGGCGCTGTATCACGCGGTGCTCGACCACCTCACGGCGCAGGTGCGAGAGTCGCGACGGGCCGCGTAGTGCGGCGTGAAATCACGCGGGCGCTCGCTTCGGTTGGAGAGGCGGGGCGGGCGTCCGAACAGCGGTTGGCCCCGAGCCGGTGAGGAATCGGGGTACGCGGGAGTAGCTCAGAGGTAGAGCGGGGCGCCTTCAGCAGCGCCCATGTCGCGGGTTCGATTCCCGCCTCTCGCGCTTCGGCAAGCAGCAACCCTTTTTGACCAGGAGCAGACGATGGTGGCTCAAACGAGTTCCGCCGGGGGAGACCGCGCGCCCAAACGGACGCCGGCAGCGTTCCTCAGGCCGGGCGACATGGTGCGTGTGCTCACGGCACCTGTAGCGGCCCCGTGCGTGATCGTGGCTGTGATCTATGAGCACCGGCTCCACGGCGTGTTTGTCCTGTACCGCATCGCGGCGGGTACGGTCGAACTGCTCATTGACCCCGCGAACGTGGTGCTGATCGGTGAGGCGGCGACCGCGCCGGCTCACGGGCCGATGTGCGAATGCGGCGACGACGCGGCCGATCCCGCTGCGGAAGCAGTGGCCACGGCCGAGCCGACCGAGCCCGAGGGAACGATCGAATGGGCGCGAACATCGGGCGGGACCGCGTGGGTTAGCTCCGACGGGCGGTTTCAGATCGCTGCGGAAAAAGAGGGGTTCGTCGCACAAGACCTGTGGTGTGGCGCCCGACTCAAACCGGCGATCCTGACGAGCGCGAGCGCGTGGTGTGAGGCCCGGAAAGAGGGCCAGCCCCTCAAGTGGAAAGAGGACCGGTCCGGGTACAGTGCTAATCTCCCGAATGCGCGATTCCGCGTTAACCGTGTTGGCGCCGATCGGTTTCAGGCCGTTGATTGCCGGTTCTCCTACACGCACCGGTTACACCAAAGCCCCATCTTCGACTCGCTCGAACCCGCCCAGCGCTGGTGCGAGGTGCGCGCCGCGTGCCAGGTCGAGGGCGAGGGCGCCACGGCCACACTCCACTACGTCGGCCCGATCCCGTTCTGACCCACTCCCCATCAACACCACTGCTCACAGAGGGCTCGTTATGTCCGCGTTCGAGGTACGTAAAGCGAAGCGCCAGCGCCGGCCGTTAAAGATCGCGCTGGAGGGGCTGAGCGGGTCCGGGAAGACGTTCACCGCGCTGCGCCTAGCGTTCGCCCTGAAGCGCGCCGGGATCGGCTCCCGCATCGTCGTGGCCGACTCGGAGAACGAGTCCGCCGGGCTGTACGACGGCGTGCAGATGGACGGGGAGACGTGGGAGTACGAAGTGTGCCCCATCCCCCACGACAAGCAGACCCCCAAGGGCTACACGGAGTGCTACGAGTACCTGGTTAAAGCCGGGTTCGACATCATCATTTTCGACTCGCTCTCTCACGCCTGGCACGGGGCGATGGAGACGGTGGACAAACACGCCCAACAGAACAAGGGCGACAAGTTCGGGGGCTGGGCGAAGGTCACCCCGGACCAGCGGAAGATGCTCACCGCGCTCACGGACCCGCGCGCCCACATGATCGCGACCATGCGGGTGAAGTCGGAGTACGAGCGCCTCGACGACGGGGGCAAGGCGCGAATCAAGAAGGTCGGCATGAAGACCGACCAGCGCGAGAACACCGAGTACGAGTTCGATTGCGTCGTGCGGCTCGACCCGGACGAGCACACGGCCCACGTCGAGAAGGTGCGCGGCTGCACCGCGATGGACGGCGCGACGGGCGATCACCCCGGCCCGGAGTTCTGGCAGCCCCTTTTGACGTGGTGGCTCTCGGCCGAGGCGGTCCCGGTTCCGCCCCCGCCCGCTCCACCAACCCCGTCACCGGCCGAAGTCGCGGCGATCAAACTGCTGGATGGCGCGACCACGTTGGAGCAACTCGCCAGCGCGTGGAAGACGCTCCCGATTCCCATTCAAGAGAAGCTCGAGTCACACAAGAACGCTCGCAAAGCCAAGCTGTCCGCCCCGCCCAAACCCGTGACTTCGACAGTGGGCGCGGACGGCGTGGAGCGCGACGAGCACGGCGACCCCATCGCGTTCACCAAAGGCCCGCCCCCGGACCCGGACCAAACAGGCTCGTTCGAGAACGAGAACAACAGCCCGCCGGACTGAGTGTGGAGGGTTCAACACCAGGGCGAACGCACGTTGGAGGGAATGATGGCCGGCGGGTGGATCAAGCTACGAACGGACCTGCAGAGCGACCCGGCCGTGATCCGGCTGGCGTCCCTTCTGAAGCTCGACACGTTCGGCGTAATCGGTCGGCTCACGACGGTGTGGGTGTGGGCCGACACGCACGCGGACCGTCACGGTCATGTCACGCTCGTGTCACGCTCGTGTCTCGATTCCATCGCGCTGTGCGACGGGTTCGGCGCGGCGCTCGAGTCCGTCGGGTGGCTGAAATCTTCTCCCGAAGAAGGCGGCGGAATCACGTTCCCGCGCTTCGATCGGCACATGGGCGAGGGCGCCAAACAGCGTGCGCAGGCTGCAAATCGCAAGCAAAAGCAGCGCTCGGGCGAGTCACGCTCTGGTCACGCTGATGTCCCGAAAATGTCACGCTCCCAGCGTGACACGAGCGTGACCAGAGAAGAGAAGAAGAGAGAAGAGAAGAAGGAAGACAATGGCCCCCCCCCTACCCCCCGCTCCCGCGGGGGATGCGGTGGGGGGAGCGGAGCCCGGACCCGAGGCGGTTCTCGTTACCGAACCGGCCCCGGAAGCCGGCCCGAGCCCGCAGGCCGTTACGTCGCACTGGAACGCTCACCCGGGGCTCGTTCCGTGCGTGGCGTCCGATCCCCACCGCGATCGTTTGATTCGCTCGTGGGCGATGGGGAACGCGCTGTGGGCCGCTCACTGGAAAGCCGCGATCGCGTTCATGGGCCGAACCCCGCTGTACTGCGGCGGCGGACAGCAACAGTGGCGCGCGAACATCGGTTGGCTCCTCAAGGCCGACAACTTCGCCACGGTCGTTGAGCGCATGCTCGCCGAATCAACCGCACCAAACGCACCCGCGCCCCGTGCGCCACCGAAGGCCGGGCCGGAATCGGCCGCGGACGCGGTCGCGCGGATCATTGCCAAGGCCAACACCAAGAGCACCTCGGAGCAATCGTGTACGACGCCATTGAATGCCCGCACTGGTTCACCGCATGGGTCAGCAACTACCGAGCGGCGCTCGGCGTGAACGACGAGCTGACGGACGCGATGCTGCGGATCTGGTGGCCCGCGTTCGAGGCCGCCCGGTACACCCAGGCCGATTTCGCGGGCGTGCTCCCCCGGCTCATCGTGGCCGAGAGCACCCCGAACTGGCCCCGCGAGCACCTGGCCGCGGTCAACCGCGAGCTGCGGGCCGCGAAAGAACAGCGCACCCGCCGCGCCCCGGAGTCGAGCGGTGGCCGGTCCGGGAGCCGGTGTCAGTGGTGCGGTGGAGACGGCTGGGTTTCGGTCCCGCACCCGAAGTGCCTCTCGAACGGGGAATGGATCGCCCCGCACACGACCGTAACGCCGGCTTGCACCCGGTGCGACCGGGGCGAGCAGAGCTACCAGGCCCATTGCGTGGAAGTGGCCGAGGGGAAGCGGTTCGCGCGCCCCATGACCATCGACCAGTACGAGAAGCTCGTTGGCACCGCGTGGGTCGAGATCGTGGCCCGGCACGAACAGGCGCAGCGGCTCATGATCCGGGCCGTGTCCGCGACGGAAGGTATCGACCGAACCCCGAACATCAAGCGACTGGCGAACGCCTTCGCGATGCCCAAGTGACCCCACGAGGACGCACCCATGCACGACACCCGACCCGACCACGACGGCGAGACCTTTGACCGCAAGCTCGACCTGTCCCGGCTCAATGAGCAAACGCGCCGGGTATTTGAGGCGATGCGCAACGGCGGTTGGCTCACGCTCCTGGAGATCCAATTGCGGATCTTCGCGGCAACCCAGAAGCGCGACCCGGAAGCGAGCGTTTCAGCTCGCCTGCGTGATCTCCGAAAGGAGCGCTTTGGCGGGTTCACCGTCGAGCGCCAACGCCGCGGCGACCCGAAAGCCGGGCTGTGGGAGTACCGGCTCGTGATCCCGACCACCGACACCACCAACCCGATTCCGCCACTGGAGGCTTAACCGTGCTCACGTTCCTGACCGTGCTTTGTGTGCTGTCCCTGCTCATCTCGGTCGCGGCTCTCTGGTACGCCCGGCGAGTCGTCCGCGAGGCGCGATGGGCGGTGTCCTACGTCCGCTCGGCCCGCGCCGAGGTGAAGACCTGGCACGATCGGCTGACCGCCGAGGCCGTGACCCTGCCGTTCCCGGGCTGCCCGAACGTGCTCCGCATCGCGGACACGGGCGATACGGCGTGATGTTCCCTGTGTTTCGACCCCCGACCCCGACCGTGAAGGAGTTTCCGATGTCAGTGATTCCCGTCAGCGCCCAGAGCCTCAACGCCCTCGGCGACGGCTACGCGGGCAAAGCAATCGACAAGTGCCTCGACGCGATCAACCGTGACCTGATCGACCGCGGGCACGACGGCAACGCGCGGAAGCTGGTCGTGACGTACACGTTCCAGCCCGACACGCAAGGCCGGCTCAAAATCCTGTGCAAAACCAAAACCACGCTCCCCGACTACTCGCCCCCGGAGACGGTGGCGAAGTACGACCAGCGCGCCGGCGGGTACGTGTTCAACGCGGACAACAGCGAGAACCCGGACCAAATGACGCTGAACGATCTCGACGAAACCAACGAGTGATCCCGTGCCACCGGGGACACCCCCGGTGGCCTTCCCCAACCCTGTTTCCCCTCAACCCCACTGGATTCCCGCAATGGAAGCGAAAGCCCTTGAGTTCCTGAAAACGACGATCGAAGCCGCGACCCCGGGCGAGCGCATCGTCACCACGGACCGCGAGCCGCGGCACGTGTACTACGTGCTCCAACCAGACGGCAAGCTCGATCGCACCTTTGCGACCGAGGCGCCGGCCGCTCACCAGGCCGCGGATCTTGACACGCTCGTGCGGGCCGCGATTGCACGTAAGCCTGATGCCGATAACCCGTTCGGCCCGGAGATCTGGTACGCGCGAAGTGGCGTCGTGGCCGTGCTCGATACCGAGGCCACGGCACCCGACGTGTGCCGCCTCGCACTCACTCCGTCCCCGCAAATGGCGAAGCTCGCCGAGTGGGACCGCCAGGGCAAGGCGAGCCCGACCCAGGCCGAGCTGGTGATTCTGCTCCGCACCCTGTTCGCCGGGTACTACCCGGTCGATTTCCTGCCCGCGATTCGGGGCGTGAAGTCGAGCAAGAAGACCGACGCCGATTCGCAGATCGGGCACGGTAAGGTGTCGCTCGGCAAGTCGATGATTGCCGAGATGACCGGGGTGGCCGCGATCCCGGAGCAGATCGTGTTCACCGTCCCAGTGTTCGCTCAGGCCGCGGTTCACATCCGCGGGCCGGTCCGGGTGGAGATCGACCCGGACCCGCAGAACGAGCGGTTCAATCTGTACGTGATCCCCGGCGACATCGAGACCGCCTTCGCTCACGCGGAAGAGGTGCTCGCGAACCGGCTCGAACTGCTCCTCGACGGTAGCCCCATTCCGGTGTACCGCGGCACGCCCTGAGTGACTTCCTGAGACAACCCGGGCGGTGGATGCGGTGCAGTGGAACCAGCGCGACGGGCGAAGGCGCTGTAATCCCCTCACCGGCCGCCCGGGTTTTTCATGCGCGAAAGGCGGTTTGAGATGGGCGCTCGGATCAAGAAAACGCTGGAAAAAGAAGTGCAAGCGACGTGCGTGGCGTGGCTGGAGTGGTGGGGCGCGCTGCCCATTCGGACCAACTCCGGGTCAATGAAGATCGGCAAGCGGTTCGTCCGGTTCAACGACGAGGAAGGGTGCGGTGACGTGCTGTGCTGCCTGCCGGACGGCGGCCGGTTTTTATCTCTCGAGTTGAAGAAGCCGGGGCCGGACACCACCAGCGCCGAGCGGAAGAGGAAGCAAGCCAGGCACCGCGCACGGGTGATGGCACGGGGCGGGCTGGCCATCGTCGCGACATCGCTCGACGAGTTGCGGGCGGGGTTGCAGGCCGTCGGTTACGACATCGCGAACCGGTACGAGATGATTCAGCCGATCGAGCAAGGGAGTGCAGCATGAGCAAGAAGAAGCTCACCGAGGCCGAGCGACTCACGCATGCGTGCCCGAAGTGCGGCGCTCGGCCCGGCTTTACGTGCCTGGATTATAAGGACCAACCGGCCCCGCTGTGTGTCGAACGGGGCCGCCCGGAGATCACGGCGAAGAAGCTTCAGAAGAAAGCCGACGAGCGGAACGCGCGAGCATTGGCATCGGTTGGCGGCGACAACACGTTGCTGACGTTCCTTCACGATGGAGCTGACAACCTGCTCGCGGCTGAAGGTTTACGAAAGGTGAACGCGGACGACATCGCAGCAGAGAAGTTGCGAAACGTCCGCCTCGGCGCGGAGAGCGGCGGGCGAGCCGAACACCGACTCCGTGAGGGGCTCAATTGGATCACACTTCGCTATATGCGACGAGTGGCTGCGGAACTGTTGGGGGTTGATGCTGAATCGCGGATCTGGGCACACGCAGAGCGCGTCTACCAAACGAACCTCGACCACATTTTCAGCAGCTACGGAACGGCCCTCTGCTCAACAGGGAAGATCGATCTCGCGCTTGAACTCCGGTTCGATCCGGCTCGGGTGAAGGAATGGGAATTCAAGACACCTGATGGGCGGGTGGTGAAGGGGAGCAACGACGGTCGGTACTTGGTTGTAACCGACCGATGGCCGCCGGACGGTTACACGCCCGTGATGACGCGGGAGGAGTTCCGCGCGAAGTTCGAGACGAAAGGCATGTTCTGGCGGCCCCCAACGGACCTACCGGAACCAGACGACGGCGGATTGTTCGAGCGAACGATTGGAGCATTGGGGAGGGCGGCATGAGCGATCGCGCCGCACTCCTCACCGCGATCCGCGTTCACCTCGGCGACGACACCCCGCGCCTCGTGTACGCGGACTGGCTCGACGAGCACCCGGAGAGCGATCGCGACACGGCGACCGCGGAGTTCATTCGCGCTTCGTGCCTCGGCCGGAATCATCCCACCGGGTACATGCCACGGAAGGCTTACCAGTGGCTTCACGAGAACTGGCAGCGGCTCGTCCCGGAGACGCTCGGGCTGCACGTTCGCCGGTTCTTGATGATTCACGAGGAGACAGGGGAAGTGTCTTCAGACATGGGGTGGTCGCGAAGTGGTCGTGATGTCGAGGCGTACATCCGAATGCCATTTGGTTCAGGTGATGGCATTCTTGTCAGCTGCCGAACGGTGTTTGAGTTCAACCGCGGGTTCTTGCAGTGGTGGACCGTGCATCGGCCCGGCGCATTTGATCGCATTCGTGGAGCGCTCGCGGTGGATCAGCCCCTCGCGAGGTGCCGAAAGTTCCCGCTCGATGCGGAGTGGGGATGGAAGTGAACGTGACACAAACTCAAAGAGAAAGGCCAATGGGAATTACCGCATTAGCTCCGTGGTATGGATCAAAGCGCACCCTCGCGGACCGCATCATCCACCACGTGGGGCCGCACTCGGCGTATTGGGAACCGTTCTGTGGATCAATGGCAGTGCTTTTCGCAAAAGAGCCGTCGCGCCAAGAAACCGTGAATGACCTCCACGGCGACCTAATCAACCTCGCGCGCATCGTCGCCGATCCGAAGCTCGCGCCGGAACTCGAATGGCGCCTGCGCCGCACTCTTGTTCACGAGGGGTTGTACCGCGAAACCATTGCGTGGCTCAAGAACCCCGAGGCCGATCGGGAGGGCGTCGAGCGCGCGTATCGTTACTTCGTGCGATCGTGGATGGGAATGAACGGCGTGGCCGGTACCGCGGTGAGGTGTAACTTCGCTCGCCGATTCACCAGCAATGGGGGTTGCCCGGCTGTGCGATTCGCGTCAGCAGTCGATTCACTCCCCTGGTGGCATCAGCGGTTGAGGCACGTCGCCATCTACCAGGGCGACGCGATCGACCTCTGCGAGAAGATCGAAGACAAAGAAGGAACGGCGATCTACCTCGACCCGCCGTACCTCGAAAAATCCGACGAATACGTTCACGACTTCGCGGACCCGGACCACTTGCGGCTTGCGACCACGCTTCGTCGGTTCACAAAAACCCGGTGTGTGGTCAGCTACTACGATCACCCGAAACTCGTCGAGCTGTACCCCGGTTGGCACAAGATCGATCTGCACATCAACCGCGCGATGGCGAATGCGAACCGGGCCAAAACCTCACTTGCGCCCGAAGTGCTGCTCGTGAACCAAGCCCCCATCACCCAAACAGCAAAGGAGGCCGCGTAATGGCACAGCAAAGCATCTGTCGGAGTTGTGCGAGGACGGAACGTGTCGCGTGGTGCCGAAGGCCGTGGCCGCCGAATGCACAGCGAAACTCGGCGTCGTGCTCCATCGCTCGCACTTCGTGACCTGTCCGAACTCCGATCGGCACCGGCGCCCAGCGTAAGCAACCCAAATTCGCCCCAACCATTGAACCGAGGAGCTGAAATGGCAACGAATCTGAAACCCGGTACGCACCCATACGTGATCGGCGATGCGCTCAACGACCTGGTCCGCGATCAGGGGGCATGGTCACAAGCCACGTTCGGCGCCGACGCCGAGCGCGGGCCGATCGGTGCGCTGAAGCATCTGGCGAAGGAAGCCGCGGAAGCGGAAATGGCCTTCATCATGAACAACTGCGTCGGCGGCGATCGCGGCATCATCGCCGAGGAGCTGGCCGATTGCTTCCTGCTCATCCTCGACGCGAGCCGTCGGGCCGGGTTCACACCGATCGAACTGATTCGGGCGGCCGAACAGAAGATGGTGACGAACAAACGGCGGGTGTGGCCTAAGACCGTCGGCGACGTGCCGAGCGAACACGTGAAAGAGGCCGCATGAGCGCCGCCGACCTCACGCCCGTGCGGGCCACATTCCGTTTGAGCGCGGAAGCGAATGAGTTATCCTGTTGAACATTACACCAACTACAACTAGATTTCACACCCGTACTCGTTTGGCATTCAATACAAACTGACTGAGTGTGGGGATGGGCTGGCAAACCAAGTTTAAGTTTGGCAATCGGAGTAAAGTAGATGACACCTGAACTCGTCCACGCGATTCTCTGGCCGACAGTCGTGGTTGTTGCTCTTATCTTGTCGCGGCACCGTTTTACCCACTTCAAACTTAAGGTTCTTGGCGGAGAGGTGGAAGTTTCTGCGAAAGAGGCCGCAAACATGGCACAGGAATTGCTTGATGAAGCTGATCGATTGATTAAATCTGTCACGCCAAAAGAGCAGAAACTACTCGCGAAGGTGTATTCGGCACCCAAGATGCTCACCGTTGAGCAACTTATTCCTGGTTTCAGTCGTGGGTCTATAGAGCACGAGCAACTTCGCAAGTTGCGGATGATACAGTTAATACGACCGGCAAGTGGCAAACAATGGGAAGCCCAGGAATATGTGGAGATTAAGCCATTCGGTAGAATACTATTTCGGATTCGACCAAAGGCGTTACTAGGCGAACAAGCTTAATTTGTCGCTGCGCCGAACCTAGCCCCATAGTCTTTAACAGCTTCCCATGTTTGCCCTCGCCTTCCTCACCCTCGCTGCTGATCCGCTTCCCCTTTCGCTCGACACAATCTCGGTCGAGCGAGCCCGCATGCTGGACGGCAAGCAGGTCACCGTCACCATGTTCGTCGCGAAGCCCATCGATCAGTCGCCGGACTGCACCATCGTCGGCGCTGTCGATCTCCCGGACGGTATCGAGCGCGGCGCGCACCTCAACGGACACCGTTACGACCTCGAAGGAACGCGGATCACAGTCACGGGGAAGCTCTGGGTGATCGATCACCCGGGAGCCTTCGTTGAAGGGGTGTTGGTGCCAGCGTGGACCGAGATTCGGGTGGAAGAGGGAAAGTGATGATTACCCTCAAATGAGCGATCTGCCCCCACGAATAATCAGTCAGGGAGGTCGTGTATGTACATCGCCAAGCTGTTAGCTGCCATCTTCGGCGCCAATCCCCGCTACTCCTGCTACGCAATGATGCCCCTTTGCGTAACATCCGACAAGATCAGACCTTTCGCCAAGATCAGATCGATGAAGAACGAATTTGTGGGATGTGTGCCCCTGGAAAAGTGGCTGACCAATGAGGTAGAGGTAAAGGAGGTTCTTGAAGCGCTTCTTCCAGCAAAGGAACTGCGACAGTTCATCGACTCCAAGTCGCGGTCAGCCGAGTATACCGTGCCACGTTTGCAGCTGTCTGCTCCGGTTCCCGCCTTTCCCCCGCGGACTGCCAACTACGGGCGGTATAGTACCGGGCCACCCGTACACGGCGGGTTTAGAAACCTCGCGTGACAACTTCCGGCCCTCAACGTGCAAACATGTTGAAACGGGCATTCGCGTGTGTCGTGCGGGCATTGAAGGCGTCGTGGGTGATGGCCCGAGGATCTATTACTTCCCTCGACCGCCTGACGCCCAAGGTCTCGGTCGAGACCGAGGTCAAGGTGGTTAAGGTCCGGGTCACATTCGATTGGTCGCGGCCCGTGCCGCCGAAATCCGACCAATTGAAGCTCGACTAACCGAAGGAGAGCCCTACCAAAGTTGGCGGGGCTCTCCCATTTCATTGGTCCCATCAAGCTCGGTCGCCACTGCCATTTTCCCCCGCGGGCGTGGAATCGCCCCTCCAAGCACTTCTCAGTCGCACGCGGAATGTTTGTCCCGCGCCCGCTCCTGCAAATACCGCGTTAGTCGGTACCGATGATTACGACGGGTTGTTTTAAATAGCAAAATCCAATCGAAATCTGGTACCGAATCGGGATTACCTATTTCGTAGGATGCAAACGCTCTACACTGAATCGCTCGCCACCAGCCTCAACCCGCCAGGCTCGATGTCATGAACTCCATTGCCAAAGCCCTCGAACACATCCACTCCCGAGGCGCTCAACTCGACCCGCACGAGCAAAGGGAACTGGCCGAGCAGCTCGCCGAAGAAGCGGAAACCCTCACCGACATGGCCGACGCCGCCGAACGGGACAGCTACCTGGTGGACGACCCGGACGAGCGGACCCTGAGCAAGCGTTAGAGCTTCGCTCGCTGGACAATCTGGCGAATGTCATTCTGACGGGTCCTTCCCCCGGGTCAGGAGGGGGAGACCCCACGGGGAACAGTCGGGCTCGCACACAGAGTAGCGGATTGGAGGACACCCGGGCTTGCACCGGGCGCCGGATCGGTCATGCTGTGGCAACCGTGACGGCCGATGTAGCCAGCGACGACAAGCAGATCACAAGGTCCACGCCATGAACGAACAGATGTGGCTCATGGATGACGGGGACGATTTCATGCGGCTCGTCAAGTTCGCGGCAAATAAAGTGAGCGAGCGCAAGATCCGATTGTTCACGGTGGGTAGTTGCCGGCTGATCTGGACGCTTATCACCAAGAAACCGTATCGCGTGGCCGTCGAGGTGGCTGAAGCCTTCGCGGACGGTGAAGCGACCAAAAAGGCGCTGACCGCCGCACGGATCGCGGCCCGGACCACTGTCGCGGCCGAAAAAAAGTATGCGAAGCTGCAAGTCGCGGCCGCGTGCTTGGATACCGTGAACGCGAACGTGGTCAGCGGGGCATTCGGAGCGTCCGTAGACGTCCCGAGCGCGGCCCTTTACCGCGGGACGGACGACTGGGACTACGACGCGACGAAACTGACCATCCTGGCGCTCCTTCGCGATGTGGTCGGCCCGTTGCCGTTCCGTAAGGTCACGGTGAAGCCCGCGTGGCGCACCTCCACCGCCGTCGCGCTCGCGTCCCAGATGTACGAAGCGCGTGATTTTAGCGCGATGCCGATTCTGGGGGACGCGCTCCAGGACGCCGGGTGTGACAACGACGAGGTGCTGGACCACTGCCGCGGACCGGGGCCGCACGTGCGCGGGTGCTGGGTTGTGGACTTGGTGCTCGGCAAGGAATAGCGGCGGTACTGACAGCTCTTAATCGTGAAACGACACGGGCCAGGGATTGCTCCCTAGCCCGCTCCGTTCCCGTGGTGTCTACTTCCCGACCTGGGGCGCGGTAGGCCCACGGCACGCCGGTGGCCGGGGAGCTTCTAACCATCTTCACAATGGTGAAAGCCCGACCCGCGGGGTTGCCACAGCCACCATTGTGAAGATGGTTTGAAGGGCAACGGCCACTGGTAAGCGTGCGGGAACGGCCTTCCCCGTGTGGGGTGTGGCGGAATGGGCTCGGCTGACGCAACATCAGCCTGTCGCAGGGCGACGAGCTAAACCAACCACGAGAACACGCACATTCTACCGGCCGGAACCGGTCCGAGCACGTCCGTCCCCAATCAATTGTTAATGACGATTGATTTCCGATATCGAATTGGAAATGACTATTAATTAGAATGGTGCCTGCGCGCAGTGCGTGAGGAGCCGGGGAGCCAATGGCCAAGAAGAAGCGACCGGCGAAGAAGCCGAAGCGCCCGGACCGGAGCGCCCCCGCGCCCCCACCGGTACCGCCCCCGCCGCTCGTGCTCCCGTCCCCCGGCGACGACGAGCGCGAGCGCAAGGCCGGGCAGTCGCGGGAGCGGTCCAAGTCGGTCCGGGAGATCGGCCCGCTACCCGCGGTCGCGGCCCCGGAGCGCCGCGAGAAGGGGCGCAAGTCGCTCCGGGCGTTCCTTCAGCTCTACTTCCCGCGTCGGTTCCGGCTCTCGTTTAGCTCGGCGCATCTGATCGCGATCGACCGCATGGAATCGTGTACCGACTTCGGGGAGCTGTTCGCGTGCGCCATGCCCCGCGGGTTCGGCAAAACGACGATGGCCGAGTGTGCCGTGCTCCGGGCCGTCCTGTACGGGTTCCGCCGGTTCGTCGTGCTCGTGTGCGCCACGGGGCGTCTCGCCGAGCGCCGGCTCAAGCAGATCATGCGAGAACTGGAGACGAACGACCTGTTGCTCGCGGACTTCCCGGAGGCGTGCTACCCGATCCGCGCGCTGAACCGCATCCACAACCGCGCGAAGGGGCAAACCCTCAACGGGAAGCCCACACGCATGGAAATGACCAAGGAAGGAGTGGTGCTGCCCACGGTGCCCGGGTCCGCGTGCTCGGGGGCCGTTCTTCAGGTCGCGGGGATGGAAGGGGCGATCCGCGGGGCGAACGTGGCCGGACCGGACGGCGAACCGCTGCGCCCCGACCTGGCGGTGATCGACGACGCGCAGACCCGGGATTCCGCGAAAAGCCTGATCCAGACGAGCGAGCGCGAAGCGGTCGTGACCGGGGACGTGCTCGGGCTCGCCGGTCCGGATGTGAACATGGCCGCGGTCATGCTGTGTACGGTCATTTACCCCAACGACCTGTCCGAGCGGTTCTTGTCCGAGGAGCTTCACCCGGAGTGGCAGGGCGTTCGCACGAAGCTGCTCGAGCAGTTCCCCTCAAACATGGAACTGTGGGACCAGTACGCGGAAATCCGGCGCGAGAGCTTCCGGACCGGGGACAAGGGGAAGCGGGGAACGGCGTTTTACAAGGCGAATCGCAAGGCGATGGACGCCGGCGCGGTGATCTCGTGGCCCGATCGGAAGAAGCCCGGCGACCTGTCCGGGCTCCAAAGCGCGATGAACTGGTTTTACACCTCGCGGAAGGCGTTCATGGCCGAGGGGCAGAACGCGCCCGAGGTGGACGGGGGGCCGGCGGGCGCGAAGGAGCTGGTCCCGGCCGAGGTCGCGAAGCGCGTGAGCGGGTGCGACCGGTACGCGGTGCCCCCGGACGCCACGCGACTGACGGCGATGATTGACGCCGGCGGCGGGCGCGGGCGCGGGTTGTGGTACATGGTGTGCGCGTGGACCGAGGGGTTCGGCGGTGCGGTGCTCGATTACGGCGCCTGGCCCCGGCAGTCGCGCACCCTGTTCAGCGCCGACGACATGCGCCCCGGGATGGCCGAGATGTACCCCACCCTCGGCGTGGCCGAGCGGTTGTACAAGGGGCTCACGGACCTTTCGGCCGAGGTGCTCGGGCGCGAGTACGTTCAGGAGCGCACGGGCGGGCGCATGCGGGTGGAGCGGTGCCTGGTGGACTCGGGGTGGCAACCGCAGACCGTCCACACCTGGTGCCGACAGACCCCGTATTGGGGCATCGTGTTCCCGTCCAAGGGGATCGCGCGCACCGCGACCTCGCGGGGTGTGGCCGAGTGGAAGCCGCGCCCGGGGGAACCGCGGCCCGGGTTCCACTGGCGCATCACGATGAGCGAAACGGGGATGGGTCGAATGGTGCAGTTCGACCCGGACGCCTGGAAGTCGTTCATCTGGGAGCGGTTCACGGCGCCCCTCGGCGGGGCCGGGTGCCTGACTGTGTACGGGCGGGGCGGGATCGGCTCGCCGGCGCACGAGATGCTGGGCGAGCACCTGGCGGCCGAGAACGCGGAGCCGATGATGGTTCGGGGGAGCACGTTCGACAAGTGGACCGAGCGCCCGTACCGGCCCGATAACCACTTGCTCGACTGCCTGGTCGGGTGCGCGGTCGGGGCGAGCGTTCAGGGCGCCACGTTCGACAGCGGGGCCGCGAGCGGGGTTCTGCTCCCGGAGCTGGCGCCCGCGGAACCCGTCAAGAGCTTTAGCGAGTTGCAGCGCGAGGCACGCGCCGCGAGAAACGGGGGCCGACGATGAGCAACGCGAGCGAAACACCGCAGACGGTTGTTACCCCGGTGCGTGGCGGGATCGTGTGCCCACGGTGCAAGGGGAACGATTGGGGTACCGCGAAGGTGCGAAAGCACCCCGGGCGGGTGATGCGGGTGCGCACCTGTCGAGGGTGCTTCCTACGGGTCCGAACTCGCGAAACGATCGAAGCCGTGATAAGTGGTCCCGATCGTTGAACGCGGGCAACGGATCAGGTGGCCGGACCCGGGGCATCGTATGTGAGCCCGGCATAACGGACCTCGGTTCCTGGTAGTCGCTCGCGCACCGATGCGAGAAATACCTCTGACATTTCTCCATACGCGCCCAAGTCAAGTACGCGCAAGTGTGGGAGCCCTTGCAGAACCGCCACGTCCGTTTCAGCAATGGGCTCGAGCGCGTAGTGGGAGCCGAGACGCAATTCCTCCAGCGATCGGCACGCGCTCAGCCCGCCGATCCCCGGGTGAAAGTAATTCGTGTCGGTCAGGTTGAGCTTTCGCAGCCGCGGGAGGGCGCCGAGAACGGATAAGTTCCGGCCGCTGATGTGTGTGTTACTCAGGTCGAGTTCCTCCAGGGCGTGCAACTTGATGATGTGCTGTAGCCCCGCATCGGTGAACTCCGAATAGCTGATATCCAGGTGCCGCAACTCAGTTAATCCGGCCAGGTACGCCAGGCACGCATCGGTGAGCCTGTCAAGCGACAACCGGAGCCGGTGCAACGTGCGCAACTTCCCGACGCGACGGATCGCATCGTTCGTGAGCCGGACGTTCCCGCCGAGCGTGAGCGACCGGAGGTTCGGCAGGACCGGCAGGTGACGGAACTCCGCGTCCGTCATACAGAAGCCGATTTCCAGTTCCTCGGCCAAAGGGAACTCGGCCAGCAACTTGAGACTATCTTCCCCGCCGAACACACCACGGGCGGCCGGGTGAAGCGTTGCAACGAAGCCACGGCGCCACTTGAAGAACAAGCACAGGGCGTTATTGGGTGCCCACGCTTGCTCGTGCGCTTCGAGTAATTTGGCTTCACGGGCGCGGAGCCCGAGGTGATCCGGGTGGTTCGGTGCGCGGGCGAGTTCGATCTGTACGCGAATGAACTCGGCCCGTTCGTGGCGCCCGTGCTCGTCGAGCCAGTCGGCGTAAACGAGGCGCGGGGTGTCGTCGTCCGGGTTCGCGGCTATAGCCCCCAAGAGGGCGGATTCGTCGTCCGTCACGTCTCGCCTCCGAACTCGGAAGTCCTGTCACGACCTCATCATCTTGGGCCGTGGCCGCTTTTGCAACCGCTCCGGAAGAGGTGTTTGCGGCCTAGACACGACCAGCGCGCCGGTCGTGTTCAGCCCCACATCACCTGATCGGGCATTACACCGGGTCGAGTAAAGATTACCCAGAAGGTGTGGAAACCGATCAAGTCGCCCGCGTTGTAGCACGCCTCGGCTCGGTCCGCTTTGAAATGAACGCACTCCAAATGAAGGCGCTCTCGGAATTGGTCCGCGGTTGTAATGACATCCCGTTGTCGAAAGCGTTCCGGGTTCCTGTCCGCGTCTTCGTGTTTCTTATCCGCCCAGTCGGTGCGGAGCCACCAGGGGAACATCTGGTCCGCAACGAACTTGAGCATGATCGGTTCGTGCTCGCGCATCCAAGTGACGTGCGCCCGAGTCATTTCCAAATGCGCCCCCGAAAGTGGCGCGCTTGGGTGATCCGGAAAGATGTACCCCATCACTCGTCGGCCGTTGAATTTCCCAACCCGCAACAGCCACCACTGACGTTCACCCTCCCAGAGTATCGGCCCGACCACTTCGTCTCGAATCAGCCCTTCTTCCATCGTTCCCTCCGCGGGTCTGTTCCGGCGCCCGTGATGGTTTCATCATCATGGGCCAGCTCGCGTTTTACAACCGGCTCTGGAGAAGCTTCTCGGCCGGCCAATTTGGTGCGGATTAGTGGCATTGAGACCCGGCGGGCCACCGGTGGCCCGTTTCGTCCCGAATCCGCTCCGCACCCCTGCGTCCGGACTGGCGCGTCGGCCCCGTGACCCGTCATGTTAAGTGAGTACGCTCACGTGTCGCCGTCTCACGGGGTGCTCGCATGGCCGATCCCGTTACACCCGAATCGATCGCCGAGGCCGCGAACGCGCCCGCCAGCGCCAGTGCGGACGGGCGCTCCGCCTCGGCCGTGTCCATTGACGGACAGAAGGACGCGCTCGAGCTGAAGGAAACGCGGGCCGCGGCGTCCGGGCGCAACCCCAGTGGCGGGGCGCCGAGCGGGTGGAACATGCTCGCGCCGGCAACCTTCGTTTCCTCCTCCACCGTGGGGCGCCGGTGAACCTCTTATCACGACTCCTGCGCGGCGCGCTGTCCCGGGTGACCGGGCGGGGCCGGGCCGCGCCCGTGCAAGCCAAGTACGACGCGGCGTCAACGACCGATCGGAACCGGAACCATTGGGCCGAGGCCGACGGGCTCAGCCCGAACGCGGCCAACAACCCGGCGGTGCGCCAGACGCTCCGGAACCGGTCCCGGTACGAGGCGCAGAACAACGGGTACTGCAAGGGGCTCCTGCGCACGCGCCGCAACGACGTGGTGGGGACCGGGCCGCGCCTGCAGCTTTCCGTCCCGGAGAAGTACACGGACCCGGACTTCGAGACCGAAATGACGGTGCCCAGGGGCACGGCGTCGGTGATCGAGACCAAGTGGGTCGAGTGGTGCGAAGCGGTCGGGCTCGCGGCCAAGCTCCGCGTCATGCACGAGACCGGGGACCGGGACGGCGAGTGTTTCGCGGTGCTCGTGAACAACCCGGCCCTACCCGCCGTTCAGCTCGACGTGCGCCTGTTCGAGGCGGACCAGGTGACCACCCCGGACCGGTGGTGGAACGACCCGCTCTCGGTAGACGGGATCAAGTTCGACGCGCACGGGAACCCGGTCGAGTACCACTTCCTGCGCACGCACCCGGGCGACCTGGCCGCGAACCGGCTCGAGTACGACCAGGTGCCCGCGGCGGCGGTCATCCACTGGTTCGACCCGGATCGCCCGAACCAGGCCCGGGGCATCCCCGCGACGACGCCGGGGCTCCCGCTGTACGCGCAGATCCGCCGGTACACGGGCGCCGCGGTCACCAAGGCCGAGTTCGGCGCCACGGTGTCCGGGGTGATGAAGACCCGGAACATGCCGATCGAGTACGCGCCGGCCCCGGGTCCGCAATCAGCAGCGAAACCCCGGTTCGACCGGGTCGAGCTGGAACAGGGCGCGCTGCTGACGCTCCCGGACGGGTGGGAGGCCGAGGGGTTCGACAACGGGCACCCGGTGGCCGGGTACGGGGAGTTCAAGCGCGAGGTGCTGACCGAGGCCGGGGCCGGGCTCAACGCGCCCCGGAACCTCTCGACCAAGAGCAGCTCGGAATACAACTACTCGTCCGCGCGCCTGGACCACATCCCGTACCGGGCCGATTGCACGATCATCCGGGACCAGCTCCGGCTCGTGGTCGTGGACCGGGTGTTCCGGGCGTGGGCGCGGGAGGCGGTCCTGGTCCCGGGGTACCTGCCGAAGGGGTTGCCCCCGGTGGCCGCGTGGTCCATGCGCTGGCAGTGGGACGGCACCCCGTCCATCGACCCGCAGAAGGACGCGAACGCGGACGACGTGGCGCTCAAGAACGGGTCCAAGAACCTGTCCGACGTGCTGTCCGAGCGCGGGGTGGATTGGGAAGAGCACCTGCGCCAGCGGGCGCGGGAGATCAAGCTGGCCCGCGAACTCGAGGCCGAGCACGGGCTCGCGCCGGGCACGCTGTACCCGATCGAACCCATGTCCAACGCGCCCGTACCCCAGGTTCCCGAACCGGAGTGGGACAATGCCCAACCGTCAGCAGCGGCGCAAGGCCGCCGCGATCGCGCGTCGTGGAGTTCCCCCGGTTCAGGCCGGGGCCGGAACCGCTCGCCCGTCCGGGAAGCCGTTGGCGCCGCGGCGGATTAGTGCCCGGTCCGCGCCGGTCGCGATCACCGGGGCCGAGGCGCCGACCGCGGATCAGCCGGCCCGGTTCGAGATGATCGCGTACACCGGGGAGGCCATGAACATCGGGTTCTGGGCGGACCCGGTAGTGGTGGACCTCGAGACTGCGGACCTGAGCGAGCAGCGGATTCCGGCCCTGTACGACCACTGGGCGCACGTGTCCGACGTGGTCGGGCAGGTCGAGGCGCTCGCGATCGTGAACCGGCAACTCAAGGCGAGCGGGTTCTTCACCCCGGTTGCGCCCGACGAGAACGGGCGCGGGGCAACAAGGCCGGTGAGGTGCTCGCGCTGGCCCGGCAGAAGTACCAGTGGCAGGCCAGCGTCGGCGCGGACCCGGCGCGGGTCGAGAAGATCGAGGCCGGGGCCGTGGGCGTGGCCAACTGGGGCCGCGAGTACCCGGGGCCGTGCGTGATCGGCCGCGGGTGCAAGTTCCGCGAGATGTCGTTCGTGGTTCTGGGCGGCGACCGGAAAACCTCCGTGGTGGCCGCCCGGGACCGAAACAGCAACCGACCCAAACCCATTCGGGGGTCCGCAATGCCGACGTTTGAAGAGTGGCTCGCATCGCTCGGGTTTCCCGACTCCAGCGCCCTGGACGCGACCCAGCTCGCGAACATGAAGTTGCTCTACCAGGACGAGTACCCGGAAGCCGAGGCACCGGCCGAGACCGCCCCGGCGACCGACGCGCCCCCGGTGGACGCGGCCAACGTGAGCGAGGACGACGAAGAAGAACGCCCGGTGACGGCCCGCGGGAACCGCCCCGCGGTGCGCGCGAACGCGGGTGCGAACCGCCCGGTCCCGCGCGACCCGGTTGCGGCCATGAACCGCCGGGTCGCGGCGAACCAGACCCGGATCGACCGCATCACCGACATCTCGGCCCGGTACGGGAACCCGCAGATCGACACCGGGAACGGGCGCCGGGCCGGGTTCCTGGCCCACGCGATCCAAAGCAACTGGACCCCGGACCACGCGGAGCTGGTGGCCATGCGCGCGAGCCGACCGAACCCGGAGCCGGACCGCAACGGGGGCGCCGGGGACAACTACCTGCCCCAGATCATCGGGGCCGCGATCTGCCTGACGGCGGGGATGCGCGCCGACCGGGTGGCCGCCGACGTGCCCGCGGCGCACCGCGAGCGGGTCATGAACGAGGCCACGTCGTCGCAGTTCCAGGGGTACGGGATTCAGGGGCTCATGGCCGCGACGATCCACGCGGCCGGGCGCCAGTACCACGGTTCCCGGAAGTCGAACGACTTCGTGCGGGCCGCGCTCGAGGCGGACCGGACCATTCGCGCCACGAACCCGCGGGTCGCGATCACCGCGGCGTCCCAGGGGTTCAGTACGGTTTCGCTCTCGGGCATCCTCGGGAACGTGGCCAACAAGGTGCTGATCGCGTCGTATGAGGCGCAGGCGACCACGTGGGCCATGTTCGCGGCGGTGCGCAGCTACGGGGACTTCAAGCCCGTGTTCAGCTACCGACTCGACATGACCGGGGCGTTCAAGAAGGTCGGTCAGGACGGCGAACTCAAACACGTCGGGATGCAGGAGACCGGGTACTCGAACCAGCTCGCGACCTACGGGGCCATCGTCAACCTGACGCGGCAGATGCAAATCAACGACGACCTCGGGGCGTTCCTCGCGATCCCGGCCGGGCTCGGGCGCATGTCCGCCATTCGGATCGAGGAGGGGGTGTACGTGACCCTGCTCTCGAACCCGGGGAACTTCTTCAGCGCGGGCAACAAGAACCTGAACAGCGGGGCGGGCTCGGCGCTGTCGATCGACGGGCTGACGGCGTCCGAGACCGCGTTCATGAACCAGGTGGACGTGAACGGGAAGCCGATCCTCAACGTGCCCGACCGCATTCTGGTCCCGACCACGCTCGGGGTGACCGGGAACAACCTGTACAAGCAGACCTCGATCGCGACGGACAACGTGGTGACGGGTAACGCGCTGGCGTACTACGAGAACCCGCACGCGGGCAAGTACCGGCCGACCGTGAGCCCGTACCTGAACAACACCGCGATCCGGGACCAGGACGGGGCCGCACTGTCCGGGCAGAGCGGGACCGCGTGGTACCAGTTCGTGGACCCGGCGGTCCGGGCCGCGCTGGTGGTCGGGTTCCTGAACGGGCAGCAGACCCCGACGATCCAGGACGCGGACACGGACTTCGCCACGCTCGGGCACCAGTGGCGCGCGTTCCACGACTTCGGGGTGGGTATGGAAGACCCGGCCGCGGTGCAGAAGAACGCGGGCGCGTAACGGTCCGTAGCCGCGGCGGATAAGCCGCGGCGGTGTGCAGGGCGGGGAGCTGGTCCCCTTGCTGAGGTTGATTCCGTGGCGAACGCCGGTTCGATTCCGGCCCCTGCGACTCGAACATTTTGACCCACGTGCGGAGCCGGACCGATGAAGCCCGAGCACAAGCGACTGGTGGAGATGGCGGCCGGTTGGAAGGGGTCCAACGCGGTCGTCACCGTGTCCCACGCGGACGCGCAGATCCTCGCGGGCGTGGGCGCCGAGGTGCGGCCCGGGCGCCGGGACTCGGACCCGTACACGATCGCGGCCCCGGAGCTGTGCGAGGCGGCCGACGCGCTGCTCCTCGCGAGCGTGCAACCCGAAACGGCGCCGATCGCGCCCAAGGCGCCCGGGGACGACGGGCTCGACAAAAAGACGGTCCCGGAGCTGCGCGCGATCGCGGCGGCCGAGTCCGTGGCCGTGCCCGCGGACGTGAAGAAGGCGGACGTGCTCGAGGCCATCCGCAAGGCCCGCGCCGCGAAGTAACCGGCCCCGCGTCCGCGTGACGCCGGCCCCTCACCCACACTCTCAACCGGAGAACGGTCATGCCCTTTGAAGCTCGGTTCCTGCACGGCGCCCCGGTGATGGTGGACCACACCCCCGGGTCCGCGATCGCGGCCGGTACCGTGGTCATCACCAACGACACCCCGCGCGTGGCTCACTTGGACATCCCGGCGAGCACCCTCGGCGCCCTGGCGAGCGGGGGCGGGGTGTACGAGATGGTCGGGGACGGTGCCATTGCCGCGGACAAGAAGGTGTATTGGGACGATGTGAACAACAAGGTCACGTTGACCGCGAGCACGAACAAGATTTTCGGCGTCACGGTGACCGCGTGCGCCGCGAACAACGGTCTGTGTCAGGTGAGACACGATCCGGGTGCGTAACGCTCGGCTCCTTCGTAGTTGAGTCCCGCGGCCGATCGCCCCGGCCGCTTTCCCGCTCGCCCGCACCCGAGGTTCACCGATGTCCGACACCACCGCGAAGAAGCCCGCACCGAAGGGTATCCCGACGACCGACACGGCCGGGGCCACGTTCCCCGGGAACGCATCGTCGCTCGTGATCCCGGACCCCGAGGTGAGCCCGCGCGACCGGGTGACCGAGGCCGTGCGCGGGAAGCCCGCCCGTTCGCTCGTGGAGGTGTTCGCGGGCGATGTGGTCGCGCTCGCGGCCCTGGTCCCGGAAGCGACCCACACCCCGGTTATCGGCGCGCTCCGGGACGGGGCGGCCAAAGCCGTGCGCGACAGCCAGAACCCGAGCGCGCAGACCGTGTACCAGGTGGCCGGGCAGCTCGCGCACCTGCTGGGGGCCGCGGCGTGAGCCTGCTCAACAAGGCGCGATCGTGGCTCACGGAAAAGGTCGAGCAGGCGGCCGGGGAACTGGTCACGTACTCGCGCTCCGGTGAGTCGCACACGGTCACCGCGGTTGTGGGCCAGACGCTCGCGAGCGAGGTCGAGCAGGGCGCGGCCCGGATCGCGTACAGCGACCGGGACTACCTGATCGCGGTGGCCGCGCTCAGGGATCTGGGGTTCGGGCGCCCGCGCATCGGGGACACGATCGCCCACGTGATCGACGGTGAGGAGATCGTGTTTTACATCGGGAACCTGGACGGCGCCGAACCCGCGGTCCGGTTCATCGACCAGAACCGCGACGTGTGGCGCATCCACGTGAAGCGCAAAGAGGACTGAACCATGCACGGGCCGAGTCTGGGGCGCGCGTTCGGGAACCTGTTCACCGGGCTCCTGGTGCTCGCCGGGTGCGGCGGGTTCCTCGGCGCGGTCGGAATCGTGTTCGGTATCGCCGTGTTGATCTGGAAGTGAGCCATGCCCACGACACCGACACTCATTCTGTGCGAGCAACTCGCCGCGGCGCTCCGGGACGCCTGGCGCCCGGTCTCGCCGTCGGCGGTGGAGTGGCACTTCTTCCGGCGCCTCGGGGACGCCGAGGAGGGCGAGCACCGGGTCCGCGGGCGCCAGGTCATCATTTACCCGACCGGGTACGATTCGGCGGCCGAGACCCGGGGCGAGGACCGGTACACGCACCAGGTCACGGTTCACGTGGTCGAGCGGTACCCCGATGCCGGTGACCCGCCCCGGGACTGGATCACCGAGCGCGTCGATTTCGTTTACGACCGCATCGTTCAGGGGTTCGATTTCGGGCGCCAGCCCCCGAACTGGAACCTCAAGCTCGTGACCGAATCCGCGGTGGTGACCGTGTGCGAGGTGGACCGGCTCCTCGGCGCCGGGAACCTGTTCTTGTCCGTGGTCGAGCTGACCTTTGCCGAACTCCGTGACGCCTAACGAGGTGCCCAACATATGGCCGCAGCAACCCAGATCCTCACCGGCATCGGCGCCGTTCTGTACAAGAATTCCGGCTCCTACGGCACCCCCACGTGGGGCGCCCAGAACATCATCCGCTCCGTGTCCCCCTCGTTCCCGTGGGACTTCGCGGACGCGCCCTCGCGGGCCACGCCCATCAAGATTTACGGCAAGGTGGCCGTGGACCTGGCGATTCAGGTGATGATGCGCGCGGACCCGGCGGACGCGAACTATGCCGCGTGGGTTGATGCGCACTGGTCCCGGACCGCGGTGTTGGACCTGTTGATCCTCAACGCGAAGCTCGCGACCGAGGGCGCCCGGGGGCTCCGGGGCGAGTTCCTGATTTCCCTGAGCGGCGAGCCCCAGGAGATCGAGGGCACCATTTTCTCGACGTTCGACATCAAGCCCACGATCACCACCAACGGGTTACCGAAGTCGGCCGTGATGGGCGCGAGCAGCACCCCGACCTTCACCGACATCACGGTGTAAGGGGCGGACCGGGGCCGGGTGCGAGGTGCGGTATGCCGTTCGACTTCTCCTTCGAGGCGCTCAAGGACGGGTTCTTCGACACCCGGGCCGTGATGGACGCGGCCATGAAGGAGTACCGCAAAACGGCGTCCCGGTTCGGGGCGTTCACGCGCACCCGGATGAAGTCGAGCCTGAGATACAAGCCGGGCAAGAGCAAACCGGGGCAACCGCCCCACGTTCACCGGAGCCGGAGCAAGTACACGCGGCCCAAGAAGGCGACGGACGGGACCACGGTCCGGCGCCAGGTGTCCCCGCTGAAAGAGCTGATCTTTTTCGCATACGACCGGGAATCCGAGTCGGTGGTGATCGGGCCGGTCAAGTTCGGGACCGCGGCGGACGCCAAGGTGCCCGGGCTGCTCGAGAAGGGCGGGTCGGGCACGTTCAAGGCGAGTCGGTCGGGCGAGCGCAAGCGCGGGGTGTGGTCGGCGCGACCGTTCGTGAAGCCCGCGGGGGACGCGGAAGCCGAGAGCGGGAAGTACCTCAAGGGGTAGGGCCAATGGCGAACACGTTTCGGGACAACGCGGGGCGCGAGTGGGTGGTCGCAATCCACGTTCACGCGGTCGAGCAGGTCGAGGCCCGGTGTGACGTGCGAATCGGAGCGCTGCTCCGGGACCAGCTCGCGGGGCTGTTCGAGCTGCTCGAAGACCCGGTGAAGTTCGTGCGCGTGCTGTGGGTGCTCGTCGAGGAGCAGGCCACGAAAGTTGCCCTCACCCCGGAGCAGTTCGGGCGGTCCCTCGGCGGGGACGCGCTCGAGGCCGCGTGGCAGGCGTTCGTGGGCGCGCTGGCAGATTTTTCCCCGAGCCGCCTGCGGTCCCGGATCCGCGCGCTGGTGGCGACGACGAACGCGGACCCGAGCCCGGCGACCTCGTCCGGCTCTGTTACGAACTCGCCGGAATCGTCGGGGTCGATCCCGCCCGGCTGACGCTCCGCAAGCTCGGGTGGATGGTGGGCGCCCGGAAGCGCGTGGACGGGCAGTTGTCCGCGTGGCACCTGGCCGGAATTGTGGGGTTCATGCCGTTCACCGGGAAGGCCCTGGACCCGGAGCAAATTAACCCGTTCGGGCCGGGGGCGGGGGCTCGGGCGGGGCGCAACGGCGGATCGCGGACGTGAAGGCGTTCATTAACGCGCGCGGGGTGGCCGCGCTCGGGGGCATAGGAAGGGCGTGAGTCATGGCGGGTACCGCGAACGACGTGCGCGCGGGCGGGGCGTGGTACGAGCTGTGGGGCAAGGACAAGCTCACGCCCGTTCTCGAGAGGGCGAAGAAGGGGGCCGAGTCGCTCACCGGGGCGCTGAAGAGCGCGGGCAAGAAGGCCGGGGGCGGGCTCGACATGGTGCTCGGGGGCATCAAGGGCAAGGCGGTCGAGCTGGCCGTGCAGCTCGCCACCGGGGTCGGGCGCGCGGTCGTCGAGCTGGTCGCGAACGTGGAAGAGCTGCGCAAGGAGTACGAGCGCACGAGCCGGGCCATCGCGCAGGCGGACCAGCTCGGGGCGATGAACATGAAGCGCCGCACGGAGCTGATCGAGTCCGAGATCGACCCGAAGAAGAAGGTGCTCGCGATCGACAAGGAGATCGCCCGGCTGGAACAGGACCGGGCCGTTCAACAGGGGCTTAAGGAGTACCACCAGGACAAGAAGGACCGGCTCGCGACGTTCCGGCGCAAGGGCACGCTGGGCGAGCGCGTCCAGGCCGGGCTCCTCCAGACCGGGGGCGCGATCGGGCTCCCGGGGCTGGAGGAAGCGACGGCCGACTTGCAGGCCCACATCGACGCGGCGAACGCGGCCCGGGACAAGGCGTTCGAGCGCTTACAGGAGCTGAGCGACCAGCGGGCCAAGCTCCTCAACCCGGGGCGCGACCCGGAGCGCATTAAGGAGATCGCGGAGCTGACACGGGAGCTGAAGAAACAGGGCGACACGTTCGGGCAGACCGCGGAGCAGATCCAGATTTACGAGCAGATGCTCAAGGGCGCGACGTTCTGGCAGATCGCGTTCATCGCGGCCGCGCAGGGCAAGAAGAAGCGGGACGAGGCGGTCGGCGGGGCGATTGCCGCGATCGCGGGCGGCGTGGAGGGGATGGGGGAGGAGCTGAAGAAGGAGATCGAGGAGGTCACCAAGGCGCTGAAGGAGCAGGCGGACACGTGGAACATGACGGCCGAGCAAGCGGCCCTGTTCAAACTCAAGGCGAAGGGCGCGAACGACGGGGCGCTGGACAAGGTCAAGGGGGAGGTCGGGCGCCTCAACATGCTCAACGTCCTCGGCGGGGCCGCGGAAGCGATCGCGGGCGGGGTCGCGGCGGTCGAGAAGATGACGCTCGCGAGCCCGGGGAGCTTCAGCGCGGGCAACGCGGCGCAGCGGTTCGGGGCCGACACGATCCCGGCCAAGCAGCTCAAGGCGGCCGAGGAGACCGCGAAGAACACGGGCAACATCGTCAAGGCCATTAGCGACCTCGGGCGGGGGCTCACGTTCAAATGATCTACGCATACGAGGCGCCCGACTCGCGCGAGCTGACGTTCGGGGCCAACGGCGGGGGCGAGATCCTCCGGTTCAACATCATCACCACGGCCGGGGAGTCGCAGGCGACGATTTACCTGTACGTGCTGGCGGGCACGTTCCCGTATTACGACGGGTTCGTCCGCAACGACCTGAAGCTCACCCCCAACGGCGCGTCCCACATGTGGAAGGCCGAGGTGAACTACGGGACCACGGGCGTCGGGGGCGGGGACCAACCGCTCGGCGGGGAGGCCAGCGACGGCGCCCCACCGCCCCCGCCCGAGGCGCCGACCGCGCCCGACATCGCGCTCACGGGCGGGTACTCGTTCAGCATCCGCGCCCGGAAGCAAACGCTCCTGTACTCGCTCCAAACGGTCGGCTCGTGGAACCGCGGGGGCGGGATCGCGCCGAACTTCAAACAGGCCATCAGCCCGGACACGGACGGGAAGATCGCGGGCGTGGAGTGGCCGCCCGAGCCCACGTCCGTGCTCCGGCGCACGTTCGCGCGCGCGAAGGTCACCCAGGGGTACCTGGCCACGTTGTTCAACCTGGCGGGACGGACCAATAACGCGCCGTTCTACGGGTGGGACATTGAGGACGTGCTGTTTCTCTCGGCCGAGGGCCAGTACACGCAGGGCGAGGGGTGGACCATCACGTGCGAGTTCGGGGTGAACGAGCACGAGGAGGGGATCGTGATTATCCCCGACGAGCTGCCGATCGTCAGTGAGACGATCAGCAAGCGCGGGTGGCACTACCTGTGGGTGCTGTTCCGCGAGCGCCAAGACCCGGTGACCAAGGTCTCGGTCGGGGTGCCCTCGGCGGCCTACGTCGAGAAGGTGATTCGTCCGGTGGACTTCTCCCTCATCGAAATGGGGGCGTAATGGACGCGCTCAAGTACGCGACCCCGGGCGCGCCGTTGGTCATCACCGCGAGCACCTGGAACCGGATCATTGATGCGGTCAAGCGGTCCGAGGACGATCCCCGACCGACGGCCGGCGCGCGCCCGCTCGACGGCGACCCGTGGCGCCCGGCGCTCACCGTGCTGGTCGAGAACACGGGTGAGGATGCGATTGAGGCGCGCACGATCCTGACCCCGAAGGCGGTGGGGCTCGACCCCGAAGACGATCCGTTGCTCGCGCGCCGGCGCCCGCTCATTCGGGGCGCGACCCCGGCCGCGCCCACGGACCCGGTGCTCGTGGTGCTCGACGGGATCAGGCCGGGTGAGATCGGGCGCGCCGTGGTGTCGGGGGCGACGGTCGCGCAGGTGAGCATCTCGAGCACGAGTCACCGGTTCGCGCGCCCGCTCGCCGGGTACTCGTCGCACCTGGTCTCGGCCGCGACCGGACCCGTGCGTCTACTCGTCCCGCCCACGTCCACGGGCACGAAGAACGTGTACGTGCTCCTCGGGGGCGGGGGCGCCGGCTCGCGGAGCGGGAACCCGGACTGCAACGGGGACGGGTGGCTCGTCGCGGCCAAGCCCGAGGATTATTGGACCATTCAGGAGGTCGGGGGCGCCGCGCCGGCGGTCGAGATCGGTCTGAAGATCACCATTAACGAGATCGAATACACGGTCTCGTTCGACCCGGCCGTCCCGTCCCTGTCGCTCACCTCGAGCCTGCCCTCGGCGGTCGCGAAGGTCGGGCGCAAGGACTGCTCGGTGTGCCCGTGCGTGACGTTCGCGTTCAAGCGCAAGGACTTCTACCCGGACTTCGTGGAAGACCCGGACGACGTGTGCTCGCGGGTGCTCTATCTGAAGGTGTGCCAGGGGTGCCCGGAAGGGTGGTATTGCGTCCGGGACGCGGGCACCGACGACGAACCCGCGGCGGTGTGGCTGGACCCGGGCGAGGCGTGCGGGGACGACGAAATCGAGGTGGTGAGCGGGCCGCACAAAACCGAGAACATTGCCGTATCAAACTGCGCAAAGTCTCTAGGGGGGCCTAGTGCGTGTTCGACCGTCGCGAACGATCTGGAAGAGGGCGTCTGGTACAAGTGGGATAGCACTCTTGGCGGACAGACGTTTATCGTCAACCTGACCGAATCGCACGTACTCGAAGCCGGGTGCGATAACCCGTCCGTTAGCGGCATTAACGTAAGTGTCGTGCAGACCAACTGCGCAACAGACTTCTTTCCGCCGACGTATGCAACGGGATCGTTCGGGAGCCAGGACAAAGAAGCGGTTAACGGCGGGAACCGGTGCATCCTCATACCGAACGGGGGCACGTACAAGATTAATCTCGGCGCACCGTTCGCCGGAACCGCTCATATCACTTTTCGGCTTCGTAAAGCAACTAGCTGCCCGGCGAACGGGTCGCACACGTTTATGCCCTGCGGCGGGATTCAATCGGTCCATTTTCAGGATCGGATCGCACTGGAATTCCTATCCGGCGGCACGGGCGCGTATGCGGGCGACGCGGGCAAGTGGATTTACTTGGATTACGATTCGGGCTCCGGCTCGTGGAAGGGATCGGGAACCATCGGCGGCTCAACCGGCCCGATCGAATTGGAATTCACGACACTGTGTTTCCACGTGGTTGCGATGCCCGGTACGAACTTCCTTTGGGTAACTGGTGGCGTCGATTACTGCGACTCGACGCTCACAAAGAACACGATGAGGAACGCGGCGGGCGACCAGGTTTATTTCCACGTGCGGGGGCAACTCGAATGGGAAGGGTAGCCCACTACAAGAAGCGCACCGCGGACCGGAAGGCCGCGGGCGTGCCCATGATCGGCCCGGACCCGCGCCCCACCGGGCTGCAACGGGTCGCGCTACCCGTGCTCCGGGCCGAGTGCCCACACCAAAAGGACTTGCAGCGCGAGTGCAGCACGTGCGCGGGTCCGAACGAAGCGCGGCGCACGTACTACTGCGATCACCCGGACAACGAAGAGGGGATCTGTACGCGCGGCAACACGCAATCCGGGCTGTGGACGTGTGCCACGTGCGACCATCACCCGGACGCACCCCGGGCAAAAGTGCCGCAATCATTCCACCGAATATTCCCCGCGCCGGTGCCCCCCCCGTGCGGAATCGTGGTCGGGGTGTACAAGTGGGCCGCGCTCGCCGAGGTGCAGATCCGGGCCGTGCGGGAATCGTGCGGCCCGGTCCCGGTGCTCATCAGCAACGACGACCCGCGGATACACGCGGACCTGGAACGCATCTGTGCGAAGTACCCGGGCGCGGAGCTGAGCACGAACCCGGAGCGCATCGGGCACGGCGGGGGCGACATTGCGGCGTTCCACAAGGGCGCGCTGTGGGGCCGTGAGCGCGGGCTCGAGTACGTGTGCAAGCTGTCCCAGCGGTTCATCCCGACGGCCCCGTTCTGGCTCCAAGACGGGGCCAAGGCGCTCGACCTGGCGGACCTGGCGACGGCGACCCGGAAGTGCGATCACCCGCGCTGGCCGGTCCGCACCGAAATCGTGCTCATGCGGGTGAAGGAGTGGACCACACCGGCCGCGCTCGAGTTCTACAAGCCGCGCCCGTTCTACTTCGAGCGGGCCGCCGGGTACGACGCCGAGACGCTCATTGCGGAGCTGATCCGCGAGCATCTCGGCGGGGCGTACTGGCCGTGGGAGCTGGTGCCGATGGCGCGCGAGCAGTCCGGCGCGTTCCTGTGGCACCACTCGAGCACGGTGGACGAGTACCGGGCGTTCGCGGCGCGCTTCGGGGTGGCGCTCCCGGACGATTTCACGTGCGAGGGGTGGGAGCGGGATTTCCACGCGGGGCTGTACAAGCATGGGTGACATTCGGCTCTCACTGGTGATCGCGACCGTGGCGCGCCCGACGCTCGCCCGGACCCTCCGTTCGCTCCGGGGCCAGTTGTGGGAACCGGGCGACGAGGTGCTCCTGGTCGGGGACGGCCCGCACCCGGTCGCGGCCGAGCTGCTCGCGCAGACGGGGCTACCGGGTCGGTACCTCGAGAACCCGGGCACCCGGGGCATGTGGGGGCACCACGCGCGGAACTGGGTGCTCGACACACGCCAGGCATCCGGTACGCACGTGATGGCGCTGGACGACGACGACGAGTACACCCCGGGCGCGATCGCGCGCGTGCGGGCGCGGCTCCGGACGAACCCGGACCGGCCCCACATCTTCCGCATGAGCGGGCACCCGACGGCCCCGCTCATCTGGCGCCCGGAGCGCCCGGTGCTGACGGCCGGGAACCTCGGGACGCCGTGCCTGGTCTTTCCCAACGACCCGGAGAAGCTCGGGCGGTACGGGATGCGGTACACCGGGGACTGTGATTTCGCGGCGACCACGTGCGCGCAGTACCCGGACGGGCCGGTGTGGTGCGAGGACGTGATCTGTCGGGTTCGCCCGTTCGCGGCTTAACGGAGAGCGCTCATGATCGACAACCCGGTATTGCGACGGTTCACGGACGAGACGGTCCGGACCACGGCGGACCTACTCGCGGGGGTGCTCTCGGTCCCCACGGCGGCCCTCGACGCGGTAGTGGGCCAGGGGCTCGCGGCGGCCCTCGGGACCACGGACGCGGCGCTCCTGCGGGCCGAGCCGTGGGAGCCCAGCGACTACCAGGCGGTGCCCGCGCAGGGCATCACCGGGACCGACGACAACGCGCGGGTGCAGTTGACGAACCACGACGTGATCGCGCTGTTGCGGGTGCTCGTGGTGGTCAAGGGGATGATTGCCGCGAACGACCAGCTCGGCCCCCTGGTCCGGAAGATCGCGGTCAACCCCCGTTCCTACCTGGTGGGGTGAGTCATGGCGTTCAACGCGAACACGGTGTGGGAAGTGCGCGTAGACGGGGACGACTCGAACGGGGGTAGCTTCAACACGAACGCTCTGGGCACCGGGAATGTGGACTATTCCCAGCAGGCGGCGCCCCAGATCGCGGTGACCGACGCCGTGACCAACGCCACGACGACCATCACGAGCGCCAGCGCGAACTTCCCCGCGAACTGCGTGGGTAACGGGATCTGCATTGAGGGCGGGAGCGCGTCCATCACGCGCCGGTACGTGCAGATCCTCTCGCGCACCAACGCAACAACCGTTGTTGTGGACGCCTCGACGGGGTTGAACGTGGGTACCGGCGCGACCCTGAAAATGGGCGGGGCGCTCGCGTCCCCGGGGGGCGCGTTCAACACCGTGCTCGTGTCCGGGAACATCGTCTTCTACAAGTACAACGCGCTCCCGTTCGTCATCACGTCGGCGACGATTTCGGTTGCCGGGGGCGGATCTCGCCGGTCAACGGCGTGTCCTACTCGGGCTACGACACCACCCGGCGCGTGCGCAACTGGGACGCGAACCGCCCGACGTTGCAGCTCGATTCGAGCCTGTCGAGCACGAACATCGTCTCCAGCACGAGCTACGCGCTGCTCGAGTCGATCATTTTCGACGGGAACAACATCACGCTGGGGAGCGGGTGTACGCACCGGGGGAGCACGTGGCGGTGCCGGTTCCAGAACTTCACCAACGGGGCGGTGACGGACGGGGCGGCGACGGGCATCACCGAGTGCGCGTTGGGCGAGTTCACGGGGAACTCGGGCGCGGGGGCGGCGCAGGTGTACCACGGGATCGGGTGCGTGGCGTGGAACAACAGCGCGACCCCGTTCCAGTTCGTGGCCAGCGCCCGGGACTGTATCGCGTTCAACAACACCGGGGTAAACACGGACGGGTTTTCGGCGAGCCGGAAGCTGTGGAACTGTATCGCCTACGGCAACGCGCGGAACGGGTTCAACCTGTCGAACGCGGCCGAGAGTGCGGCGTACAACTGCATCGCCGAGGCGAACCTGGTGAGCGGGTACGTGGGGAACTCGTCGAACCCGTTCGTCGTCAACTGTGCGGACTTCGGGAACTCGTCGGGGCGCAGCGGCGGGAACATCCGCGACCTGGACCCGATCGGTCTGAGCGGGTCGGCGTTCGTGAACGCGGCGGGCGGGGACTTCCGGCTCAACGCGACCGCTGGGGCTGGTGCCCTGTTGCGCGCTCTGGCGCTGCCGGTGACGTTCCCGGGCGGGGTTGGTGCGAACTACCGAGACATCGGGGCGCTTCAGCACCAGGACGCGGGCGGCGGGGGCGGATCAACGGGCGGGTACATCATTGGAGCCTAACTCATGGCGTTCGACGGACTCACCTTGAACCCGGGTTCGGGCGGCGCGGTGCTCGCGACCGACTCGTTCACGGACACCGATTCGCAAAACCGGATCATGCCGTTCGGGGCGGTCGCGTTCGGGGAGCTGGGCGGCCCGTACACCCCGGTCGATGAGGAGCACGGGTTCCCGGTCCATCAGCAGACCGGCGCGACGTGGGCCGTGTCGCTCGCCGCGATCCCGTTGGCGCCCGGCGCGGCAACGGCCACGTTGCAAGCCGCGCAGGGGGCGGTGCTCGAGTCGATCGACGCACGGCTCGCGGGCACGCTGGCGGTGGTCGGGGCCGTGACGATCGGCGACGGGGGCGGGTCCATCACGGTGGACGGTACGGTCGCGGCCACGCAATCGGGCGCGTGGACCGTGAGCGTTTCCGGGACCGTACCCGTGTCCGGCCCGCTCACCGATACGCAGCTCCGCGCCTCGGCCGTGCCCGTGTCGCTCGCCTCGGTCCCGACGCACGCGGTGACGCAGTCGGGCGCCTGGTCCGTGAGCATCACCGGCACGCCGGCGGTGACGCTCGGGGCCGCGATCCCCGCGGGCACGAACAACATCGGCGACGTGGACGTGCTCACGCTCCCCGCGGTCACCATTGCCGCGGCCCAAACGCTCGCCACGGTCACGACCGTGGGCACGGTCACCACGCTGACCACGTGCGCCACGGTCACGAACCTGGCGCAACTCGGGGGCCAGGCGGTGGCGATGGGCACGGGCACCCGGAGCGCGGGCACCCAGCGCGTCACGATCGCGACCGACGACACGGTGCAGGCCGCGGCGGTCGCGGCCACGGCCGGGGGAACCACCCCGTACTCGTTCCTCTCGACCGCGGCGGTGCAGGCCGCGGCGATCAAGGCGAGCGCGGGCCAGGTGTACGGGTTGCGGTTCTTCAACAAGAACGCCTCGCCCGTGTACGTGCGGCTGTACAACCAGACGACCACGCCGGGCACGAGCGACACGCCGATTTACCGGTGCATGGTGCCCGGGAACACGGCCGTGGGCGGGTTCGTGGACACGATCCCCCCGGGCATCACGTTCGGAACCGGAATCGGCATCCGGGTCACCGCGGGCGTGGCCGACAACGACGCGACCGCGCTCCCGGCGAGCGACGTAATGGGAAACGTGCTCTACAAGTGAGGGCGCTATGGTCGGCGGGTGGATCAACGCGTTCCTCAACCTGCTCGGGCTCGGCGGCGGGGGCTCCGCGCCGGGCACCCCGGGCACCCCGGGCGGTGCGTTCCGGCGCGCGCTCCCGACGTGGGGCCGCACGCTCGAGCGCGCGCCCTCGACCTGGTCGCGGACCTGGAGGTATGACCCGATGGCACTGGCAACCGAGGGCGTGGCCGTGGTCGCGGCCGAGAGCGACGACCGGGACTATGCGTTCGACCTGTCGCGGTGCCCGGAGATCCGGGCCGGGGCGACGATCACCGGGGGCGCGATCGTGGGCGGGTCCGGGCTGTCGATCGGAACCGTGTCGGTGCTCGCCGCGGAGTTCGACGAGATCCCGGCCGGTGAGGGGCTGTCGGTGCGCATCAGCGGGGGCACCGGGGGCACGACGTACAAGCTCGCGTGCAAGGCCACGCTCTCGACCGGGCGCGTGGTGACGATCCCGGGGCGCCTGGTCAAGCTCCCCGACTACTCCACCTGACCCGAGGGCGTTCACCATGACGGCACCCGTCCCGATCAAGAGCGGCGCGGAGCTGCTCGAGGAATACGACCGGCTCACGGCCGAGCTGCGCCGGGCGCTCCGGACCACGCGCGAGCTGCAACAGAAGTGGCAGGCGTGCCGGGACCAGATCAAGCGCCGGACCGACAGCGCGGCGAGCGGTTGGGACGTGAGCGTTCACGTTCACGACACGTCCCCGCACGTGCCCCTCGGTACGGCTTAACACGGGGCGCGGTCCGGGTTCCTTTTTTTTGGCCATTGCAATAGGTAGTACCGATCAATTTCGCGTAGTATGATCGTTACTTCCTATTGCGTCTCGCGTACCCACTTTGACCCACGAGGCCCACCCTCATGTTCCGCGCTCGCCTGCTCGTGCTCCTGGCGCTGCTCCTCACGGTGCCCGTCGTGTCGGCCGCCCCGGACCGGATGCTCGTTCCCGAACCGCTCCCGCAAAAGCTCGCGCTCGAGGGGCCGACGAAATACAAGCCGTACCAGCTCGTGCGCGTGAAGGCGTCCGGGCTCGACCCGAAAGCCGGAATCATCTGGCGCGTGTACCCGAGCCAGGACGTGCAGCGCGCGACGACCCCGCGCGGGATTCTCGAGTTCGCGGCCCCGCCCGGTACCTACCAGATCGAAGCGCTGGTCATCACCACCGGGGCCGACGGCGCGATTTCGGTGGATGAACAAGCGATGTCGGTGGAAATCGAGAGCTGTTGCGACAAGGCGCCCCCGATCGTTCCGCCCACACCGCAACCGCCGATCAAGCCCAAGGCGAACCCGGTGGCCGCGCTGGGCAAGATCCAATTCGGCAACGCGGGTTGCACCGCAACCGTGATCGGGCCACGGCGAGCCGATGGGAAATGGGACGTGCTCACCGCGGCGCACTGTGTCACCCACGTGGGCGTCGGCGCGAAGGGCTCCATGACGCTACCCGACGGCCGGAAGCTGGCGATCAAGGTGGGGAGCATCTACGAAACGCCGGACTGCGCGTGGCTCACGACCGAGGACGCGACACTCGCGGACCTGCCGTTCGCGGAGATCGCGGCGAGCAACCCGCCTGTAGGGACCAAGATTTGGCACAAGGGGTACGGCGTTGATGTCCCGGGCAACCGCGAGGACGGCGAGATCACGTTCGCTCAGGACGGCAACGGTCAGCTCCAAATGTCGTTGTCCGTTTCCTCGGGCGACTCGGGCGGGGGCATCTTCCGCGACGACACGGGCGAGCTGATTAGCTGCGTGTGCTGTACGACGGCGAAGGGCCAGAAGGCGCGCGTGTGGGGCTGCGCGGCGGACATCGCCCGCAAGTACCGGCCCGGCGCGAGCGGAACAGAGACGTGGACTCCAATTGAGATCCCGGACGCCGGCATCGGCCCCGTCAACGTGTGGGAGCCGGTGGACATGCCGACGCGCAGAGTGCTCGAGGTGACAACCCTCAAGTGAGGTAGCCCGCGTGATCGGGGTGGCGTGCCATCGGTGCGACAAGTTCAACACGCGCACGAACTGGCCGCCCCCGTTGTGGCCGTGTGCCGGGTGCGGGCAACCGCTCCCGGTGATCGTGGCGACCGGTGCCGAGGCCCGGTGCCTGCCCTCGGCCGTGGTGAGGCGCGAGCGCTCACGCGGGCCGGACGTGTGGTTCGTGGTCGGTGTGTGCGGCGGGGTGCTCTCGACCGTGGGGTTACTCGAGCTGTTCAAACTCTTGAGGTAATGCCGTGGATCTGCTGCTCGTCGCCCTGGCGCTCGTCCCGCTCGAGTGGGTTTTGTTCCCGTTTTCGATCGCGTTCACAATAGGGCACACGGCCGAGGAAGTGATCGGCGACGGCGGGCCGTTCTGGTGTTACTACCGGCGGCACTTCGGGCGCGGGATCGACGACATCCTCGGTGTCATCCTGTTCTCGACCCTCGCGGGCATCCTCATTTTGCTAGCGATTTACGGCTATCTCTGCGGGTCGGCTTTCTGCCTCGGCGTGTTGATCGGTGCGCGGTTCGGTGATGCGTGGCTCTCGCACGTGTGCATGCGGAACACTGCCCCAGGCCCAAACCCGGGGCTTGCAACTTCGCTCCTCTACCTGGTGGAAGTCGCGGTAGTGACTCTCTCCGGGGTTCCCGTCTCGCCCCTCGGGTTCACGATCGCATGGGGCGCGTTTGCCGCGTTCTGGGTTGTCTCGTTCTTGATCCGCAAGAGGTGATTGCCGTGGCCGAAAGCACCAAGAGTTACGCCGAACGACTGAAGGATTGGGCTCTGTATGCCTCTGCGATCCTCGCGCTGTCGATCGCCTCCGCGCTCGCTCAGCGGTGGTTGGGGAAGGAAGTTCCTCTTCCTCCCCCGCCTGTAATCCTGGTCACTTCGGGGGTTGATGGGATCACCCCGGTAGTGCAGGTTTTCCCCTCACCCGATCCCTCAAAGGATAAATGA